AAGCACTGAGTTTTTCAAGCACCGAAGCATCCTCTCCAGATTGCAGCGGCACAAATCCCTGCAAAGCAGTCAATATCGCATTTTGCTCCGTCTCGCTGAGCAGAGACTTATCCAACACAAAATCTTGCAGCAAAGAAATCCCGCCGCCTTTTCCTTTATTGGTATAAACAGGCACGCCAGCAAGGGACAACGCGTCAATATCCCGATAAATCGTCCGCTGTGAAACTTCAAATCGCTTTGCCAGTTCTCCGGCAGTGACAGTGCCCTCTCGCAGCAACGTATATATAATCTGAAACAGTCGGTTCGTCTGCATAATAACCTCCATTTCCTTTTTTTCTATAGTATAGCATATAAATATGACTTTTACACGTCATATTATAAAAACAGCGCAGACAAGGCGGCATAATGTTCAGCAAAAATTTGAAGTATGGCTTGCCACCTTCTGAAAAAGAGAGGCGGTGCCTCTCTTTTTCCTGAAACATCACGCGCCTAAATACTGCGCTGTTTGCATTCGTCACACAGAAGCTCTAAGAAGCTCCATGTAATCCAAAAATTTTTCATAGTCCGCATTAGACATTGTATCATACTTATCAAAAAGAAATTTGCCTTCCTTCAGATAATTTTCCAGCATATCATTATAGCGATCCCATTGATCATTTTCTAACGAGGACAACAATTTAATCTGATCATGCAGCTGATCTCCTTCCGCGGTATAACGCCCGTATGCGGCTTCATACAGTTTTGGAATCACTTGTGCCAGATCCTGCATATAGTTTCCATACGCCTGCTGCCCGACAGATTGTGCATAGCTGTTTCCCATTCCCCCTGTCAGAGAAGCAGCCTTTCCCATCGCGTCCAGCATGGCAAGACGCCCGTTCTGCGTATACGAATCCTTATAGCTTTTATATAAAGGATCCTGTGCAGGATCATAGGAAAATTCTCTTCCTGTTGCCGCAGAAATCAGCGCGTCCAGTTGTTTGCTGTAAGTACTGTCATACGGCGCAGGCTTTGCTTTTTCCCAATTTTCAACCGCAGCTTGCGCGTCCTTCACACTGTTGCTCTGCCTGTACCCGTTACTGTGATACGTGTCTCTGTTTCCGGAGGGACCTCCATATATCGAATACCACGCATCTGACGTCACAGAAACCTCATTTCCGCCTGCGCCGCCGTCAGGAATCTGCAGTGTATTTCCTGCATAAATCAGATTCTTGTTCTGAATATTATTGCTGCTTGCCAATGCATCTACCGTTGTGTTATGCTCTTTGGCTATGGAAGACAGCGTATCGCCTTTTTTAATCGTATATGTCATTGTTTACTCCTTTCTTCCAATTGTGCACGTACATCCCGGTTAAAATTATCATAACCTAAATTTGCTAAAACAACATTCAGCGTATCAGCCAGTCCGTATAACCAACTGGTCAACTGTGCTGTATTATTTTGTGTTTCCTCCGAAATAGGAGGCGGATCAATATGAAATTTCATGATTCACTCCATGCTTTTTATATTTATGCATGCCATCCCTTGCCGCTGCAGTTCTCCGTTACTTTTGCTATAGAACAAATCGCAGCGTCTCCGGTTCCGGATATCCGAATGCGAAAATGATCGCACCGGCGCGGACGCAGCGGAATCTGCACCACACTTTTCTTTTTCCCGCTTATCACCTGCTGCCTGCGCCATATACCGTCGCTGTCATATTCCACATCAATCTGCACGCGGCTCCCAAAGGGAATTTCCAGCCGAATCTGCAGCATCGTTATATACGCATGATCCAGTGTATCATATTCAAGCTCAGCCGTTTCGCAGTACCAGGAAATAACGTCTTCTGCACCTCCCGGATTGGTCAAGTCCAGTCCGTTATAGGAACCGCACGCTGTGTACACCTCATTCTTTTCCGCACCCTCGCAAAGCATATACAATTCTTTTCCGCAGCGGCAAAATTCCATCACAGGAATATCATCTTCCCTGCACCATATCTTTTTCACAGTATCATATGTCAACAAACTGCGCCGCCCCGCAGAATCCTCCATAGATATGAAATACCGATTATCCACCCCGCCTGCCACAGCATTTTTCCAGCGGGTGTTTCCCAGTGCCATGTCTATATTGACCGGGATCCCCCCATCATACTTAACAACACCGTTTGCCGACTTGTAATATAATACATCATTCACAACCACCGCACTTTTTGCACTGCCGTTTTCAATTCCACGCAGTGCATGCTCCGTCATTGTAAATTCCCCGGGGTAATCCCCATAAATTTTTATGATTGTATCTTCCTTGAAAAAAATCGGTTTTCCATCATAGCATACCGCACCGGTAAATACACCGCAGGCACCTACGGAAGCCCGCCAGGAATCTGTGGAAACACCCATAAACCGGCTCCAGTTTTTCGGGTCCCCCAATGCGCTAGCATAGATTTCATTGATCGGTTTCCCGTATTTATCTACGCCGTACCGACAGCCCCATAAACGGTTTCCCGCCGCAATTACATAATCCATTTCTGGAACAAGCCGGGCAATTTTTACAGAAATTCCATTCGCCTGCGTAACATTCCCAGAACCGGAAAGCACAATAAATTGATTCAGCGGGTCAACCTTATGCAAGGTATAGTCTCCGTTCCATTTCTTATCGGTAAAACCGGAAATTGTCACCGTGTCTATATCGGAAAATCCGCCGGCATATGCCATATTTCCCTCATAATCTCCCTTACTGCCGCCAAGCAGGGTGTACCGCTTGCGAATCAGCCGTACAAAAGATGTTTCTCCCTCCGCCGGGTTTCCATCTATATCACACGGTTCCAGAATAACCTCGTAGTAGCCGTTGCCTGCCTCGCTGGTCACTGCACCCGTCTGCAAGGTCGCTGTATTTTCCAATTTTCCAAGATCCGTCAGATCCATTAAATTCACGTAAAATTTATCCGGAAAGAAATATACATATCCGCCGGATACAACACCCGTTTTTTTCGTTCCACATGATGCAAAAATCGTGCTTCCCGCTATATCCTTCCAATGAAGAATACCGTCATCTTTATAATAAAATGCCCGGACTGTGCTTTCACGAACTGCAACCAACGCATTCTGATGAATTACATCATCCAAACAGAGATCCAGTGAAGACAGCCCGTATATGTTGTCATTTACCAGCAACATCCGCCCCCGCCTGTCCCGCACAGATATTTTCGGATATTGCTTTCCGGTCATATTCTGCATATCGACAAATCCGCCGGCGCTGGGCTTTGGACGTCTGTCAAGACCCGTAAAAGCGGATATCACTGTTTTACTGCGTTTATTTTCTCTCAAGCCTGGTACTTTCATATCACACCCCACATCATAATACAATATCACCCACAGACAGGGGCATATGATTTCGGTTGTACCAATCTGCAAAAGAAGTATAAGACGATGCAAACAATGCAGCAGCGTTGTTGTACTGATTCATGTCCTGCAGCAGTAAATTGGATCGCATCATTAAATAAAATACATACAGTTCTCCGTAAGGATCCTGCGCAAGCAGTTCCCGTTCTCCATCGTCCGCACCAAAAGGCTTCCAAGCTGCCCATTCATATGCGCCTTCATGGGTACAGATAATTTCCTGATACACCATAGATTCCACATCCGACAGCCATCGCAGCTTCGCCTCTCTGCCGCTGCTGTCTCCAGTCATCTCATCACACCGGGCAATTGCTTCATTCACAGTCATACAAATCCCCTCTTTCTTTTTTGGCCTATGACGTAAAACGCCATAGCCCATTTCATAAGTTGAGGACGTCAGCCGTTGGCATACGCCTCAATAAATGCTTCTGCTGCCGCATCCTGCCGAAGGGAATTTTCGATCACCTCGGCATAGCGGAGGGGAACCTCTACATTTCTGCCTGTCTGAATCAGCATATTTTCCCCATTGACTGCTACATACCGTTCCGTATCATTTTTATTTTTACGGGGGATAAACACGATTCGTGTTTCTTCTTCCATTCCAGAAGTACTTTTCAAAGCTTTCACCATAACTACATCCTCATCTTTCAAAATTCTAATTTAGTTTGTTTCAATGGAACTGCCGTTAAAGGAAGAACCGGACTCAACCCGCAGCATATATTCTTCCACCAGTCTTGCAGCAGCCTTGGTCGCCTTCCAGCCTACAGAAGAACGCTGGTTCAGCGGATCGTTGCCGTATCCTTTTTGTTTCACAATATGCTCGATACCGCCGCCGCCAATATCTGTGGTTCCGTAGGCGTTGGCACCCAGGAATAAAGTAGCAAATACCGCCGCGCCGTCTTTGCCGCAGTTAGCGGGGCAAAGCTTGTCGCCGGTCGCAAAGGTAATATCGGCAAGCAGCTCATCCAGATAAATATATTTAGATGCGGTATTTATGCCGACAATGGTTGCCTGCACTTTTTTCGTCGAAGTAGTGTAGAAAATCTCCCGTCCCACA